GAATTCAACGGGGAGATTTATAACATCGCTGCTGTGTATCATATGAATTACAGGCGCAAGAGTATCAAGCTGTCCTGCGAGAAAGTGAGGCGGTAGTGATGGGAAGGAAAATCCCGATCAGCCAGCTTTCCGCTGCTGTGATGGAACAGCTGACCGAGTACGCAGAGTTGGCCACGGAGGATATGAAGGAAGCGGTGAAAAAGGCTGGCACGACCGTCCGGAAAGATATTGAAGCCAGCGCACCAAGAGATACCGGAGACTATGCGAAAAGCTGGGCGGTGAAGACCACAAAGGAAAGCGCCAACGTTCTGCAGGTGACGGTACATTCCAGGAACCGATATCAGATCGCTCACCTACTGGAGCATGGCCATGCGAAGCGTGGCGGCGGCCGGGTGGCCGCAAGGCCCCATATCGCCGCTGCGGAAGAAGTAGGTATCGAACAGCTGGAGCGTGAGATTGAAAGGAGCCTGACGAATGGATGATTTGGTGAAACTTTTGGAGGAAACGGGTATCCCTTATGCTTATGATCACTTTGCGGAAGGGGAATCTCCCGATCCTCCCTTTATTTGCTACCTTCTGCCCCAGAGCGACAACTTTTCTGCAGACGGAAAAGTTTATTTGAAGGTTAGCAATGTGAATATTGAACTGTACACAGACAGCAAGGATCTGGCTGTGGAACAGAAGCTGGAAACCGTGTTGGATATACACGGTATTTTTTATGACAAAACAGAGGTCTGGATCGAGAGCGAAAAACTCTATGAAGTCCTTTACTCATTTGAATTGGAGGTATGATTTTCATGGGAAACAAAGTGAAATATAACTTGAAAAATGTCCACGCTGCCAAGCTGACTGAGACAGATTCTGATGGCACGACTACTTTTTCGTATGCGGAGCCAAAGGCAATCCCCGGTGCAGTGAGTATCAGTCTGGATGCGGAGGGCGAAACCAGCCCGTTCTATGCGGATGGTATTGTTTATTTTCGCAGCGTGACTAACAACGGTTACAGTGGCGATCTGGAGATTGCCCTGATTCCGGAGTGGTTCCGCACGGAGATCCTTCAGGAGAAGCTGGATGCCAAAGGCGTGCTGGTCGAAAACAGTGGCGTTGGGGAAAGCGTGAAATTTGCCCTGCTCTTTGAATTTGATGGAGACGTGAACGCTATCCGCCATGTGCTGTATAATTGTTCCGCTTCCCGTCCGTCTATCGAGTCGGAGACGAAGGAAGATACGATTGAACCGGGTACAGAGACACTGTCTATCACCGCCGATCCCCGCTCCGATGGGCTGGTAAAAGCCAGAACCGGGGATACCACCGATGCCGGTACTTATGCGAACTGGTACAAGACTGTGTATATTCCTACCGAGGAGGAACCGGAGGAAACAAGTGGTCAGGGAGGTAGCGTATGATCAAGCGTGAGATAGAAATCAGTGGAAAAAAGGTTCCCTTCCGTTCCTCTGCCACGATTCCCCGTCTGTACCGGGCAAAGTTTAAGAGGGATATTTTCAAGGATTTGACCAAGCTGGAAAAATCCTATAAAGGCAAGACAGAAAACGGCGAGGAGCTGCAGATCGAGGATCTGGAGATCTTCGAGAACGTGGCCTATGTGATGGCTTATCATGCGGACAACAGCATTCCGGCAAAGATTGAGGACTGGCTGGATCAGTTTGATATGTTCTCCATTTATGAGGTGCTGCCGCAGATTCTGGAACTGTGGGGCGAGAACCTTGTGACGGATGTGACGTCAAAAAAAAGATTGGCAGAAGTGAGCGGGAAATGACCACGCCGCTGTTCCTTCTGCGGAGTGTGGAACTGGGGATTTCCATCCGGGATTTGGATCTGCTCACGATTGGGCTGGTTCTGGATATGTGGACGGAAAAAGCCAATGACGGCGTGAAATATAAGCGGATTGCCACTCAGGAGGACTTCGACAAGTTTTGATAATCGTTGAATTGTCAGCCTTTTCTTGGTATAATTGGAGCCATGAAAAGGCTGATGATTCAGTAGTTTATCAAGATTTACGGAGGGATTAGGCTTGAAAGAAATTGCAATTTTAATAGGTACACTTATAGTCCATATTTTTTCAAGTAAAGGCATTGCTTTGGCGCTATTTCTTATTTTGTTTTGGATAAAAGGTCGGCAGCTTAAGTTTAATTCAGAAAAATGGGAAAATTATTTTTTAAAATTGTCGCAGAAAAAGGTAGTTAGAATTGCTCTTAGTATTTCTGGGCTTGCACTCATAATTTCCGCATGGATAAGTTATCTAATTCTTCATAATACAGGATTTGATTATGCATATTTCATAACGATTGTCCTGTTTTGCGGTAGTGCAGCTGTGTTCTGGTGTAAATGGAGAGGGAAAAAAGGAAAAGAATATCTCCTGAAAAGATTTGCAGAAATCCCGCAGACAATTTTAGATAAAAGAGAACGAGAAAGCCATATTTAGCAATAGCTTCTCAATTTTGTGATGATTTTTATGATGTTATCGGTGGTTGACAAATTGCCAATAATAGTTGGTTGCCTATAAATGTAGCTTTTGTTATTTTGAAAAAAACACATTTTATAGGAGGTATCTATGAATTTTAATGAGAAACTTATCGAATTGCGCAAATCGAAGGGCTTATCACAAGATGAACTTGGTAATGCATTAGGAGTCTCAAGACAAACAATATCTAAGTGGGAATTGGCTCAGAGTTACCCTGATTTTCAAAGACTTGTTTTATTAAGTGATTATTTTGGCTTATCACTTGATGCTCTTGTAAAAGATATTGATGTGCAGGATGTTAGGGATAAAAATCTTTATGAAAAACAACTGTCTTCTATTTACGAAGATATAAACTTGGCTAAATCAACAGCAAAAAAAGTCATAAATATTCTTTGCGTCATTGGGGTGGTAGGAATTACACTGGCTATTCTGGTAGGTATATTGTGGGGATAATAATCAATTCTAATAGTGGGTGTGGAGAAGATTCAGCGATAAATAAAGAGTTGCACGAGAGGACAAGAAAATGGAAATATTTTGGATTATAATCCTAGTATTGGTGATATATATCCCGCTAATAACATTAATTTCGTTATTACGGGCGCTTTTGAGTTTGAGAAAAGGAAAGACATATATTAAAAAATCGTTCAGGGATACGTTCTTACATTTTTTCTTTGAATTACTCAATCCACTTAACTGGTTTTCATAAGAAATATGCAAATCTCAAGTAGCTGAATTGAAATTAAATGGGGTATTTTATTACGGATAAACGTACAAAAGTAAAAATCTGAAACCGTATTATGGAGGAAATACTATGGAAAATATAGATAATAATCTGCTATTATGTGCGTTAAATGAGATAGCGGAAGCGTTGGGGCATTCCAACCAAAATCCGATATCGGTGAGTCTGCTGTGTCTGAATTGCGGCATATCTTTTGAGGAACAAGGGAAGATCATGGTTGCATTTAATCAGGTATTGCATAACAATGCGTGGGAAGATTTATCTGTTCAGCTATTTAGAGAAGCAATGGAGAATACCACGGAGAAGGCAAAGGATTTTAGTGATGATGTGATCATTGCTTTTATAAAAGCGTTTGCGAAGAATCGGATTGCAGAGCTGTATCCTTTCGCCTGTACTTTATAAGTTTATACCGTATATGTTACATAGCATCGGTTAGAAATAATCGGTGCTTTTTTCATGCTCGGAGATGGTCCGGGCTTTTTTTACGCCCATTTTTAGGAGGTGAGGGTTGTGGCGAACCGGATTAAAGGTATTACGGTGGAGATCGGCGGCGATACCACTGGTCTTGACAAAGCATTAAAGAGCGTCAATTCTTCCATTACGAAAACGCAGTCTGCCTTAAATGATGTGAACCGGCTCTTAAAACTCGATCCTTCTAATACGGTGCTGGTGGCACAGAAGCAGGAACTTTTGGCGCAGGCCGTGAGTCAGACGGAAGAAAAGCTGTCGGCTCTGGAAGCCGCACAGGAGCAGGTGGCCGCAGCCTTTGCCCGTGGGGATATCGGAGCGGATAAGTTTCAGGCGTTCCAGAGGGAGATTGAGGAAACCCGTGGGAAGCTGAATAAATATAAGGCTGATCTTTCTGATTTGCAGACGGAGCAGGATGCCCTTTCTCAGAATACAGCAAGACTGGAAAAATTGTTTGCTGCTACCGGAACGGAAGTTGATGATTATGCGGATGTGCTTGGCAGTCGGCTGACCTCGGCGATTAAAAACGGGACGGCGAATTCTGACCAGCTTAGGACAGCACTTGAGAAGATCGGGAAGTCTGCCACAGGCGGCAAAGCCGATATCCGCCAGCTGACGGACGCTCTGGATACCGTGGATGACGGGCAGGCCATCCAGAACCTGATCCAGCAGTTAAATGAGGCCGGGGACGCTGCGGAAAATACAGCGGACGATGTGGGCCAGATTGCGGAAAATACCAAAGGCGCTGCGCTGATGCAGGCAGCGGATCAGCTGTCCGCTGTGGGCGATAAGATCCAGGAGATCGGGGATAAGGCGCTGGACGCCTATGCTGATACGGAAAACGCCGTGACCAAGGTGAACGCCTACTTTGGCGAGACCGGACAGGCAGCGGAGCAGTCCGCCAACGTGATCAAAAACGTGTACTCCTCCGGTGTCGGGGAAAGCATGGACGCCGTGGCCAATGCGGTTCTGATGGTTAAAAAGAACCTTGGGGATTTGAGCGAAACCGATCTCACCAACCTGACCCAGCAGGCCATCACGCTGGAGGAACTGTACGGTATTGATATGAATGAGACCCTCCGGGGTGTCAATTCCCTCATGCAGCAGTATGGACTGACCGCACAGCAGGCGATGGATTACATCGTGGTAGGTACCCAGAACGGTCTGGATAAGACCAATGAACTGGGCGATAACCTTTCCGAATATGCCGGGAAGTTTGCACAGGCCGGATATTCCGCCTCGGAGTATTTCCAGCTGTTGGATAACGGCCTGAAGAACGGCGCATACAACCTCGACAAGGTGAACGATGCCATCAATGAGGTGACCACCCGTCTGGTGGATGGCACCATCGGGGAGTCCATCGGGATGTTTTCCACGAAAACACAGGAACTGTTTACCTCCTGGCAGAATGGCGGTGCTACCCAGAAACAGGTCATTGACTCTATTGTGGCGGATATTGCCGGGTGTACGAACCAGCAGGAAGCCTTAAACCTTGCGGCACTGGCCTTTGGCACCATGGCCGAGGATGGAAACCTGAAATTTATCACGTCCCTGACTTCGGTGGGCAGCACCTATGACAGCGTGAAAGGTTCCGCACAGGGGCTGTTTGACGCAACGACCACGCCTATGCAGGAGATGGAATCCAACACCCGGAAGCTGCAGCAATCGCTGGTTCCGTTGGGAGAAAAGCTGGCAGAAATCGCAAATGCGATCCTACCACCTTTGGTTTCTATGATCCAGACGGTAAGCGGATGGTTTGCGCAGCTGCCGGGGCCGGTGCAGAACTTTATCGTCATCTTAGGCGCACTGCTGGCAGCCTTTACGGCGCTGACGCCGGTCATTGCAGCCTTGGCGGTATCCGTTGGGGCATTGAATATCTCCCTCTTGCCGATCATCGCCGTGATTGCGGCGGTAGCGGCGGCCATTGCCGGGATCATCGCCATTATCCAGAACTGGGGAGCCATCACGGAGTGGTTTGGGAACCTGTGGAACACCATCTGTAACGGGATCGGTACCATGATCGAGAGCGTGAAAACGTGGTTTTCCAACCTCTGGACGCACCTGCAGAATGTCTGGAACGGCATCTGCAACGTGGTGCAGACGGCCGTGATGCTGCTTGGCTCCATTATCCAAGGGGCTGTGGACATCATCACGCTGCCGTTCCGGTTTATCTGGGAGAACTGTAAAGACATCGTTACTTCTGTCTGGAATGGGATCAAGGATACCGTCAGTTCCGTGCTGTCTGCGATTTCCGGTGTGATCTCCAGCATCATGGGGGCCATCCAGAACGTGATCAGTTCCATCTGGAACGCCATCAGCAGCAAGGTGTCGGCGGTGGTCAATGCCATCAAAAATACCGTGACCTCCGTTTTTAACGCCATCAAGTTGGTAGCTTCTACGGTGTGGAACGGGATCAAATCGGTGATCTCCACGGTGGTGGATGGCATCAAGAGCAAGGTTTCCAGCGTGTTTAATGCAGTAAAGAGTACGGTATCCAGCGTATTCAACGGGATCAAGAGTACCGCCACCACGGTATGGAATGGCATTAAGACCGCCATCACGAAGCCCATTGAAGCAGCTAAGAATACGATCAAAGGGATCGTGGATAAGATCAGCGGTTTCTTCTCCGGCATGAAGCTGGAACTGCCAAAGATCAAGCTGCCCCATTTCAAGATCACGGGCAAGCTGTCCCTTTCTCCGCCGAGCGTTCCCCACCTGTCGATTGACTGGTATAAGGAAGGCGGTATCCTAACGAAACCGACCGTCTTTGGCATGAACGGCAGCAGCCTGATGGCAGGCGGTGAGGCTGGCCGGGAGGCGGTACTTCCGTTGAAGGGATTTTATAATCAGCTGGAAAATATTTTGTCCAGCAGAATGAATACCAGCGTAATGGAAAAGTATCTGGCGATCATTGCGGAGAACAGCTGCAAGGGGCTGTATCTGGATGATGGGACACTGGTGGGGCATCTGCTCCCTGCCATTGACAGCGGCCTTGGGAAAACACAGAAACTGCAAAGGAGGCTGAGCCTATGAGGGCAGACGTAAAAATCAATGACCGTTGGATGTATGCGATGGGCTGGCTCCGGGAGGAAATTGATTTTCCCACTCCGCAGTCGCAGACCAATACGGTGGTGGTGCCGGGGCGCAACGCCCCGATCCGTTTTACCGAGGCACTTGGACGGGTATCCTACCAGCCCCGGAGTTTTACCATTACCCTGTCCATGCTGGGGAGCCGGGAGAAGTTTAACCAGAGGAAGGACATCCTTGCCAATCTCTATGCTGGGCAGCTGTGTCAGGTGATCTTAAGCGAGGAGCCGGATCTGTATGCCGTGGGTACTTTGGAACTGGAACCAGCCTATGATCCCCTTACTGGAAAAGGCCAGATGGTGCTGTCCTGCTCGGACGGGGATGCCTACCGGTACCATACGGAAGAAACGGAAGTTTCCATTACCGGAGGCGGTACGCTGATCCTGAATAATGACTACATGCCGGTGGTACCTACGGTCATCACCACAGCGGAGACGGCGTTCAGTTGGAGTATCGGTGAAGATGTATTCAAGATGTCTGTCAGCGCCGGGACGTGGACGTTTCCGGAACTGGAACTGCAGGAAGGGCAGAATTCAATCAGCATTACGGGAGAAGGCACGACCACCTTCCGGTACCGGGAGGGACGCCTATGAGTTTGTTTCGAGTGTTTGTGGATGGGCAGTTGTTTTACCATCCCCATCTGTCCCAGCTTTCCATCACGGAGGCGAAGGTGCAGGAGGATGCGGAGAATATCGACAGCCTGACCCTTTCTGCTCCGTTTAACCACCCCTATCTTTCTTCCATTCAGCCGATGGCCTCCACGATTGTCTGCAAGAAAGATGATCTGACCGTTTTTGAGGGGCGGGCTTTGGATGACGGCACGGATTTCTATAACACCCACACATGGACGTGTGAGTCCTGCCTTGCGTATCTGAAGGACACGATGCAGCCTCCATTTTCCTATCAGGGGCCACTTCGGGGCCTGCTGGAGCAGTTCCTCTCCGTGCATAACGCTGCGGTGGAAGAAAAGAAGCGGTTCACCCTTGGTACAGTTACGGTTAAAGACAACAACGACTATATCAGCTACAGCAATTCCGACTACTCCGTGACGCTGGATACTATACAGGACAAGCTGATCAAGACCCACGGCGGTTACTTACAGGTGCGTTATACGGAAGACGGGAAGGTGCTGGATTATCTGGAGGATTTTCCCGACCGGTCATTACAGACCGTGGAGTTTGGCAAGAACCTGACGGATGTGAAGATCACCCGTGACCATACGGAACGGGTGACGGCGCTGATCCCGCTGGGGGCGAAACTGACGGAGACGGATGAGGACGGCAACGAAACCGAGACGGACACCCGGCTGGATATAACGGCGGTGAACGATGGCAGGAACTATGTGTACGATGAGGAAGCAGTAAAAGAGATCGGCTGGATCTGGACGACCGAAGTCTGGGAGGATGTGACACTGGCGGGAAACCTGCTGCGCAAAGCCAAGGCCCGGATCGCAGAACTGGCCAAAGGTATCACCAGCATGGAACTGACCATCGTGGATGAGTCCGATACCGGTGCGGATATCGGGGATATACGGGCGAGGATGTATGTGCGCTGCATTTCCAAACCGCATGGGATTGACGGGACATACCTGTGCCTTGGCCGGACACGGGATTATCTTGATCCTTCCGGCAACACCATCACCATCGGTGCCGCAGGCGTCCGGCTGACTTCCCAGTCTGCCAAGCAGGAGCAGAACATCACTTCCATTGAAGATGACCTGTTAGGGCAGACTTCCAAGATCGAGGTGATCACGGGAAAAGTGGATCAGATCAACGCCCAGAAGATGTACCGGACGGAACTGGTGGTGGATGGGGTGAACATCTTCCGGGATAAGGGGCAGAAAAGCATCCTTCGCTGCCGGGTGTATTCGTGGGACAAGGAGATCACGGATACCCTCCCTGCCAGCAGCTTTGTCTGGCACCGGAATTCCGGCCGGGAAGATCTCGATGCCGACTGGGACAGTTCCCATAAGGGGATGAAATCCATCACGGTCACCACGGAAGATGTCACAGACAACGCATCATTTTATTGTGAAATCACGATTTAACAGGAGGAGACGAACATGGCAATTTTAACTTCCAGCCAGCAGACCTTTGTGGACATTACCGACCAGAGGAAACTGTCGGCCTATATTACCTCCAATCTGCCCAAGTCGCAGATTGAAGATCCCAACGTGCTGCCCCATACCTATGCGCCGGACTGGGCCAGCACACCCTTAACCCTTACCCCGGTGGTGTTCCTCGACCAGACCAATCTGGAGTTGGATGCATCGGGGCTTACCATCTCGTGGAAACGGAAAGAAGGAAATGGAGCAGAAGCGGCGCTGACCTCCGGGGAGAGCGTTTCCAAAGGGGTTCTGACGGTCAATGCCAATAAGCTGGCAGCGGCTGCCTCTGGGATGCTGACCTACCTCTGCTATATCAGCTATTACGATTCGGAGACAAAGAACACGGTCAACATCTCCGCTGATATCACCTACACGCTGATCCGTAATGCACAGAACGCCAAGCTGGCCTATCTGTCTGCGGACACCTATGTGTTTAAATACGACAGCACTTCCGCACTGGTCGGGGCCAAGCAGGCAACGCTGACGGCGCAGGTGCAGGGTGTGACGATCACGGCATGGCAGTACAAGGACAGCACCGGGGCATGGAAGGATTATCCCACAACACCGGACAACGCCAGCATTTCCGGCGGTACTTTGGTGGTCAAACCGGATCATGCGGTCTTTTTTAACGGAGTAGCGCAGATCAAGCTGGCCACCGATGACCCGGATGTGTATGATACGACTTCCCTCACAAAGATCTATGACGGCTCACAGGGGGAACCGGGTGCGGCAGGAACCGGCGGGCTTTCCGTCATCCTTGGAAATGAGGCCCAGAATATCGCCTGTACTTCCGGCGGTTTGGTAGCAGCGGCTACCGAGGTGACCATCCCCTTCATGGGTTATCTGGGTATCAATCAGACGGCCTGCAGCTGTACGGTAGGAACGCTGCCCTCTGGGGTGACGGTCAAGAGCAATACGGCTGCGACCGCTTCTAAGGCCGGATCGGTGGTTTTGACTTT